CAATGGGTTGAGATGAGCGATGCACGAATCAAAGGTATTTTTTCTTATCACGGACAGTCTGCTTCAGGAAAAGATTTGCCAATGCTGCGCGTTATTGAGGCCATGATTAAGGAGAACACATGACCCCTGTCCGCCAACAAAGGGTGCGCAAGTTGCTGCGCACAAGGCCAGAGGGCATGACGCCAAAGGAGATTGCAGAGATCACCGGGATGCACGTGGCCAATGTGCGAACGTCATTACGGGCGATGCCTGATGTGTATGTGGATCGCTGGAGGGCGGCTAAACGTGGGCAGTTTGAAAAGGTGTGGGTAGCTGTGGAGGTTCCAGAGGATTGCCCACATCCAAGGGATCGGGTCAAGTGGGGGGTGAATTACAAGAAGCCGAGAACGAATTGGGTTGGTGGGGTGTATGCGTAAGAGCAGCAACTGGCCGCATAATTGACGTATATGGCAAAAGACAATGTTTTTAAGCAGTGGGTGGACAGGTATCACCCAGACCCTGTGCTGTTTGTCAGGGAGGTGTTGGGGGTTGACCCTGACCCCTGGCAGGTGCTGTTTCTTCAGGCGATTGCCAGAGGGGACAGGAAGATCAGCGTGCGGTCCGGCCACGGTGTGGGAAAGTCTACGGCCAGTAGCTGGGCCATGCTGTGGTACTTCATGACCCGATCACCCGTGAAGGTGGTGGTGACTGCGCCGACATCAAGCCAGCTTTATGACGCGATGTTTGCGGAACTGAAGCGGTGGATCAATGCGATGCCTTTGCCCTTGCAGGGGCTGCTGACGGTTAAGCAAGAGCGTATTGAATTCAACGCTGCGCCGACTGAGATGTTTATTTCGGCCAGGACGTCACGGGCAGAGCAGCCTGAAGCCTTGCAGGGCATCCACAGCGAGAACGTGATGCTTGTGGCTGACGAAGCGTCTGGTGTGCCAGAGCAGGTGTTTGAAGCTGCGGCTGGATCGATGTCTGGGCATAACGCTGTGACGCTACTGCTGGGCAACCCGGTGCGCTCCAGCGGGTTTTTCTATGACACGCACACGCGCTTGGCTGGTGAGTGGACCACCTTCAGGGTGAGTTGCTTGGACAGCCCACGGGTGTCGGACGAGTACGTCAAGGAGATGCAGACCCGGTATGGCGAGGAGAGCAACGTCTACCGCATCCGCGTGGTGGGTGAGTTTCCCAAGGGTGATGACGACACGGTGATTGCCATGGATTTGCTGGAGCAGGCGGTGAACCGGGATGTTGCGCCAAGCCAGCACGCGCCGATTGTGTGGGGTTTGGATGTGGCGCGGTTTGGTTCGGACAGGTCGGCGCTGTGCAAGCGCCAGGGCAATGCGGTGACTGAGAGCATCAAGACATGGAAGAATTTGGACCTGATGCAACTGACAGGGGCGGTGGTGGCTGAATTTAATGCGCTGCCGCCAAGCCAGCAGCCGCAAGAGATTTTGGTGGACAGCATCGGATTGGGTGCTGGGGTGGTGGATCGGTTGCGTGAGTTGGGTCTGCCAGCGCGTGGGATTAACGTGGCCGAAAGCCCAGCCATGGGCGGGACGTACAGGAACCTGAAGGCCGAGCTTTGGTATCGGGCGAGAGCCTGGCTGGAGGCCAGGGATTGCAAGATGGCGCGGGATGAAGTGCTGATTGCTGAGTTGGCCACGGTGCGGTACAGCTTCACCAGTAACGGCAAGATTCAGATTGAGGGCAAGGACGAGATCAGAAAGCGGGGCTTACCTAGTCCTGACAAGGCCGATGCGTTTGTCTTGACATTTGCGTCTGATGCTATTGCTGGGATGTACGGGTCAGCGGCCAGCAGCAAGTGGAGCCAGCCCCTGCGCAGAAACCTGTCGCGGGTCGCATAATCTGGGGATTACCAACCACATGGGGATTTGAGATGAGCAAATTGACGCGAGATGATAACGGGCAGCTTTGCACCTTTGGCCGACCTGGGGTGAGCCAAGTGATTACTGTGGGTGCGACAAGTTCGCAGTCAAATGCGGTGGCGGCTGATTGCACCATTGTGCGACTGGCCAACATTAACTCTGCTGCTTTGTTTTTTGCTGTTGGCGCAAACCCAACGGCCACCATCACAACCAGCGCCATGCTGCCGCCCAATGCGGTTGAATATATCGCGGTGAGTGGTGGCGACAAGATCGCGGTGATTCGTGGTGCAGTGGCCACTGATGTGTGTATCACGCAAATTTTGTAAGGGGCTGATATGTCTAAACTTTCACGCGATGACAATGGCCAGCTTTGCACGTTTGGCCAGCTTGGTGTGAGCCAAGTTATTTCGGCCACATCCACCAGCCAGCAGTCCAATGCGTTTGCTGCTGGGACAACGATTGTTAGGCTTGCCAATACAAGCACTGCCCACGTTCACTATGAAGTTGGAGCAAACCCAACGGCCAGCACCACGACATCGGAATGCTTGCCCATTAACACGGTGGAATACATCGAGGTGAGTGGTGGGCAAAAGGTTGCAGTTATCTGCGGCACAACCAGCACATTTTGCGTTACCCAAATCATTTAAGGGGAATCCAATGGCAATGACCAAAACCGCAAAGAAAATTGGCAAAGTGATGGGTGAATACAAGTCCGGCAAGCTGCACAGCGGCGGCACGGGCAAAGTGGTAAAGAACCCAAAGCAGGCCATTGCCATTGCTTTGAGTGAAGCCAAGGTTAAACCAAAGGGGAAGAAATAATGGCAACGATGAAGCGCACCATGGAACAAGCCATGGACCAAGATGAGGGGATGGACATGGAGGGCGAAAGCTGCCCCATGCCAACCCAAGACATTACGTTGAACCTGAAGAACCGGGCCAAGGCGATCACCAGTGCTGGTTACGGTCCTGAAAACCCGAAGCTGCCAAACACTGCGTTTTGGGCTAAGAAGGCTGACCAGTGGGATGTTTCTACAGATGATGCCAAGCAAAGCCTGTGCGGCAACTGCGCGGCATTCAATGTGTCTGACACGCTGAAGAAGTGCATTGCCGAGGGCATTGGCATGGAAGCAGACCCATGGGGGACGATCAAGTTGGCTGATCTTGGCTACTGTGAAATCTTTGATTTCAAGTGCGCAGCCAGCAGGACTTGCGATGCATGGGTGGTGGGTGGACCTAACACTGGTGAGCAAGAGGGTGAAGAATACGAAGAAGGGGAAGAGGAATGAAACAAGGTCTTTACGCCAACATCAACGCCAAGCAGGCACGCATTGCTGCTGGCTCCAAAGAGAAGATGCGCAAGCCTGGCGCGAAGGGTGCGCCAAGTGCTGCTGACTTCAAGGCGGCGGCCAAGACGGCAAAGCCTGCGAAGAAGAAATGATCCCCATTTGCATCTCGACAGTGCATGGCAAGGGCTTGGCCGTGCTGCTTGAATCGATTAAGCAGTACGCGCCAGAATGCCCTGTGTATTTGCGTGGCCCTGAGTCGGTCATTGAAAAGCACGATGCGTTTTTAAAAATCTACGGTCAGCCCAACAACTTTGGTGACGATTACAACCATGTGATCGGTGAAGCGTTTAAAGACTGGAATGACTGCATCGTGGCCAACGATGACATCGTGCTGACGCCCGACAGCGTGAAGCTGTTGATGGAGGATGTGCAGATCATCAAAACCATGCACAGCGTCAAAGCTGGCTGGGTGGCATCCCGAAGCGATGCTGCGCGGCCTGGGCAGAATGTGCGTATTTCTGAGCAGCCAGAGCGCCTGCATTTTTACAAATTCCCATCGGAATCTCACATCAAGATGGCCGAAGAGGTCAGCCCAATATTTGCGTACATTACCAAAGACGCATTTGGCGAGGGCTTTCCACCATTGAACTGGTATTCGGATGATGTGCATTGCCGTGATTTGATTGATCGTGGTTACAGCCACTTTGTCAGTTCCAGCTATGTGCACCACATTGGAAGCCACACAATTGGCTTTGATGCAAAGAAATTGCACGACCAAGCAATGCCTTGGCTGCTTGAAAACCGACCTGAATATGCAAAAGCCTGGTTTGACGCTTAATCTGGGGTCCGGCAAGGATTGGCTTGAGGACTGCTTAAATGCAGACATTCAGGCCAGTAAAGACCCAGACTGGCTGCTGGACATCACCAAAGTGCCATGGGGTGAGACAATTCGCACAAGGCTTGGCGAGTTGGAAATTAAGCCAGGAATGTTTGAAACCATCTTGGCCAACGATGTGCTGGAGCACATCCCCGATTTGGTCACGGCTATGACTAACTGCAAAGAACTGCTGCGTGTCGGCGGTGAGATGCGGATTCATGTGCCCTATGAGCTAAGTCTTGGTGCGTGGCAAGACCCAACCCATGTCCGAGCGTTTAACGAAAACTCTTGGCGCTATTACACCGATTGGCACTGGTATCTGAACTGGCCAGACCGATTTGAGATGACCCACCTTGAAATGAGGCTTTCAAAGGTCGGCGAGGCACTAAAATTGCCACAAGAGGAAATCCTGCGCACGCCCAGGGCAGTGGATTCCATGTATGTCATTTTGACAAAGGCACAGCCATGATTCAGCAAAACATCACCAACACCATCAACACTGACATTTCGGCCACTGCGCCTATGGATGATGCTGAGTTGCAGGCCATCATCACGCAAGACTTGGTGGACGCGGTTAGCTATGTGGACAGCGACCTGTCGCCAACACGCGCCAAGGGGACTGAGTATTACCGTGGCGACCTGTTTGGCAATGAGGTAGAAGGCAATTCCAAGGTTGTGGCCATGGAGGTGCGCGACACGGTAAGCGCCATGCTGCCAAGCCTGATGCGTGTGTTCTTCAATTCTGAGAATGTGGTCGAGTTTGTTCCGCGCGGTCCAGAGGATGTGAAGACTGCGCAGCAGGCCACGGACTATGTGAACTACATTTTCCAGAATGACAACAATGGCTTTTTGACCAGCTACGCCATTTTCAAAGATGCCTTGGTGCGCAAATGTGGCATTGCAAAGTTCTGGTGGGAGGATGTTGAGAAAGTTAACATCGACGATTACACAGGGCTTGATGAGCAGACCCTTGAGATGCTGATGCAAGAGCCTGACGCAGAAGTCAAGATTGTGGTGTCTTACCCAGACCCCAATGTGGACGAGATGCAGATGACAACCGTGGACCCGATGACTGGTGCTCCTGTTGTGATGCCTGCGCCGATGTTGCACGATGTGCAGATCAAGCGCATCACTAAGGACGGCAAGATTCGCATCATGGCCGTGCCTCCAGAAGAGTTGCTACTGGATCGTCGCGCACGGTCTTTTGATGACGCCACAATCATTGCCCACCGCCAGATGGCCACCGTGGCTGACTTGATCGCCATGGGCTATGACCAAGACGAGATTGAGCAAAACCTGTCCACTACAGACTTGGACAGCAACGACGAATACCTGGCACGCCAGCCACTGTCCACCACATTTGGAACCAATGACGCAGCAAACCCCATGATGCGCCGGGTGCTGTACGTTGAAGCGTATTCGCGTGTGGACTATGACGGCGATGGCATTGCAGAGTTGCGCAAAGTCTGCTGCATGGGCGGCGGCTACCAAGTTGTCCGAAACCTGCCAGCTAGTTACATTCCTTTTGCTGACTTCCCATGTGATCCAGAGCCGCACACAAGCCCACTTGAGGCGATGAGTATTTTTGACATCACACGCGACTTGCAAGAAATCAAATCCGAAATCTTGCGCAATACGCTGGACAGCTTGGCGCAAAGCATTCACCCGCGCACAGCGGTGGTTGAAGGCCAAGTCAACATTGACGATGTGCTGAACAACGAGACAGGCGCAATCATTCGTATGCGTGCGCCTGGCATGGTCCAGCCTTTGTCCACACCATTTGTCGGTCAGGCTGCATTCCCAATGATGGAATACATGGACCAGATCAAGGAAGACCGCACAGGCATGAGCAAAGCGGCCATGGGCCTAAATGCTGATGCCTTGCAGTCCAGCACCAAGGCAGCCGTCAACGCCACCATCAGCGCCAGCCAAGGCCGTATTGAACTGACAGCACGGTTGCTGGCCGAGGGCATGAAGAAGCTGTTTAAGGGCATCTTGTTCTTGGTTGTCACGCACCAAGACAAGCAGCGCATGGTGCGTATGCGCAATGAATGGGTGGCTATTGACCCCCGCCATTGGGAATCCGGCATGGATGCCAGTATCAACATTGCCTTGGGCAATGGCGACACGAATGAGCGTTTGCAAGCCTTGATGATGATCATGGCCAAGCAAGAGCAAATCTTGCAGCAGCTTGGCCCCCAAAACCCATTGGTGACACCACAACAGTTCAGCAACACGCTGCGCAAGATTGTGGAGTTGTCTGGGTTTAAGGATGCGTCCAGCTATTTCCAAGACATTCCAGCAGACTATGTGCCGCCAGTGCAGCAGCCAAAACCAACGCCAGAGCAAATTTTGGCGCAGGTGCAGGCCGAGAGCATCAAGGCCGACATCCAGAAAAAGGCTGCTGACTTGGCACTCCAGCGCCAGCAAATGATGATGGATGACGATTTGAAGCGTGATCAAATGGCCCAAGACCTGTATCTCAAAAAGTACGAAATTGAGTTAAAGTACAACTCACAGATCAGCACAGCAGAAATTGATGCTGCGCAAAACATTGATCGTGAAGCGATACGCCAGCAGGCGGTGATTGCACAGCAGCAAGCGTCACAGCTTGTGCAGCAGCCACCACAGCAGGCTCCATCAACCTTTAACGGAATGGCACAGTGACCAACGAAGACCAAATTAGAAAGGGCCGAAAGGCCCAGCAGATTCTTGAGGACGAAACCCTCAATACTGCAATTGCAAAACTTGAAGGTGAACAGCTTTGGGCATTTCGTTCATCGAAGCCCGAAGAATCCTCAAAGCGCGAGACAGCATGGTGCATGTTGCAGGCCATTGATGGCTTGCGGCAAGAACTGATCAAGATCATGGACAACGGCAAGATTGCACAGAAATCTGTCGAGCGCACGCAAAAACTAATTTGAGGTAAATGATGTCAGAATCTCAAGCAATGAATGTGGCCGATGCGGCCACTGCTATCTCGGCAATGATGGCCCCTGAAGAAGGACAAGCACAAGTTGACGAGGCGCAGCCAGTCGAGGAGTCCGAAGAGGACACCGAGACAGCGGCTTCTGATGTGGATGAATCTGGTGTGGAAGACGCGCCAGAGGAAGAAGCATCAGAGGAACAGTCCGAGGAAAGTGAAGAGCAAGAAGAGCAAGACCCATCACAGACTTTCACCGTCAAAGTTGACGGCAAGGAAGTTGCTGTGACGTTGGAGGAGCTTCAGAACGGCTATTCACGAACCCAGGACTACACCCGGAAAACGCAGCAGATTGCCGAGGTGCGAAAGCAAGTCGAGCAAGAAACGCAGGCAGTTCGGGCCGAGCGTCAACAGTACGCTCAGTTGTTGGGTGCATTGCAAGCACAGCTTCAAGCGACAGAGCCGCAAGTCGATCTGGACCGTCTTTATCATGAAGACCCAATCGAGTGGATGCGGACCAAGGAGGTCATGCGCGAGAGACAAGAGAAAGCCTACGCTATTCAGGCCGAACAGCAGCGGTTGTCTCAGGTTTCTCAGTATGAACAGCAGCGTGCCATGGAGGAGCATCTTGGAAGCCAAAAAGATGCACTACTGGCGGCCTTGCCAGCATGGCGAGACCCCAAGAAAGCGCAAGCCGAAAAGGCGCTGGTGATTGAATCTGCGAAGGCGGCAGGTTTCTCTGAGGAAGACTTGAAGAGCGTTTACGACCACCGACTGGTTTTGATTTTGCGTAAAGCAGGGTTATACGACCAGATGGTGAGCAAACGCCAGGGCATTAAGCCTGTTGTGAACAATGGCCCACGAACCGCCAAGCCTGGTGCAGCGGGTCGGGTTTCGACAACAACAGAGAGTACGAGGGCAAAGCAGCGTCTTGCAAAAACTGGCCGCGTCGATGATGCGGCTTCTGCAATTGAACTTTTACTGAGGTAATCAAATGACTATCGTAGCAAACACGTTCACGACCTACTCTGCAAAGGGTATTCGTGAAGACCTGTCCAATGTGATCACAAACATTGCACCCGAAGAAACCCCTTACATGAGCAACATTGGCCGTGAAAACGTGTCCAACAGCTTGTTCGAGTGGCAGACCGACACACTGGCATCAGCCGCAGCCAACGCTCAGTTGGAAGGCGATGATGTTGCATCTTTTGATGCCGTGACTGCCACTGTGCGTTTGCAAAACTACGCACAGATCAGCCGTAAGACCATCATCTTGTCGGCCACTGAAGAAGTGGTTAACAAGGCTGGTCGTCGTTCGGAACTGGCCTATCAGATCGCCAAGCGCGGTTCTGAGTTGAAGCGTGACCAGGAATTCGTCATGCTGAACGGCGGTATCGCTGTCGCTGGTGATTCCACCACTGCCCGCGTGTCTGCCTCTTTGGGCGCGTTTGTGAAAACAAACACCGACAAGCAGACCAACGGTGTTGACCCATCTTACACAACGCTGCCAAACAGCGCCCGTACAGACGGCAACGTGCGCACCTTCACTGAAACCATCTTGAAGAACGTCATCCAGAAAGTCTGGACTGCTGGCGGCACTCCCAAGATTTTGATGTGCGGTCCTGTGAACAAGCAGCGCGTGTCTGGTTTCTCTGGTATCGCTTCCAGCCGTTTCAACATCGACGGTGGTGCAAAGCCTGCAACTCTGGTCGGCGCTGTTGACATCTACGTTTCCGATTTCGGCAACGTGCAAGTCATTGCTAACCGTTTCCAGCGTGAGCGCGACGCCTGGGTGATCGATCCTGACTACGCCAAGATGACTGTGCTGCGTCCTTACCAGCAAGTTGAATTGGCCAAGACAGGCGATGCCGAGAAGCGTATGCTGATCGTTGAGTGGGGTCACAAAGTGTTGGCTGAAAACGCCCACGGCCTGGCCGCAGACTTGGTTACTTCTTAATTTGAAGCAAACGGAAAAGGCCAGGGAAACCTGGCCTTTTTTTTAAAATGATCCACAAAAGAATTTTTGACCAAAACAAAGAACAAGGCATCACGCGCTTTTGGCATGAGAATGCCGAGACAGGTGATGTGACTATTGAGACACAGCAAGACGTCACAGCAGTGATTGAGGCCAACAAAGCCATTTACAATGCAGTTGACGAGAAAGCCAACTGGACAGGTGAATGGCACTTGGTTGCAAGCATCCCCGAATCCTTGTATTACAAGATGAAGGCCGAGGGAAAGATTGATGACCAAGAGTACATGAAGAAATGGCTAAACGACAGTGATAATCAATTTTTCAGAACAAGGCCAGGTAAGGTGTAATGGCAAGACCACGCATTTCAATTGCTGAAAAACTGGAACAATATTCCATAAAAATACCCGAGTCTGGGTGTTGGATATGGAATGGTTCAGTTACCAATCATGGCTATGGGCGTTTAACTTTTGGCGCTAATCAGGTGCAAAGCGCACATCGGGCATCTTACGAACACAAACATGGCAGCATACCTGCTGGAATGTTGGCTTTGCACCATTGTGACGTGAAGTGTTGCGTTAACCCTGACCATATTTTCTTGGGCAACCAGCAAGACAACATGGCTGACAAGGTTTGCAAAAAAAGACAGGCCAACGGTATCAAGCATGGAATGTCAAAACTAACAGAGCAGCAAGCCAGAGAAGCAAAATTTGGCACTGCCAGTCCAACAGCATTAGCCAAACAATTTAACTGTTCAGCCACTATGATTCGCCAAATTCGTGGTGGACTTTATTGGAAACACTTGGAGAATAAATGAGGAATTACATTGCAGTCTGCACGCCAGCCCGTGACCAGGTTCATACCCAATACACATACTGTATGGTCAACGCCGTGGCCTACCACACGCTCAACACAGAAGACGCCATTAGTCTGAAATTGATGCAAGGCACGATCATTCAAAACCAAAGGGCTGACCTTTGCTTGGATGCCATGGCTGAAGGATGCACGCACATCTTGTTTATCG